GGAGTACCGGCGGAACGGCAGAAATGCCGTCAGAATTAGAAATAACCACTGCTTTACAAGGCGCAGTTGGTACAGTATCGGTGGTGACGCCATGAGTTTTACCTACGACGAGCTAAAAACAGCGATTCAGGACTATGCAGAGAACGATGAAACGTCCTTTGTAAACAATCTACCTGTGTTTATTAGGCAGGCAGAGGAAAGAATCCTGAAAAATGTGCAGTTAAGCCTGTTCAGGAAGAACGTCAGCGGCAATATGACGCAGGCAAACCAATATTTGGCGTGTCCTAGCGATTTTTTAGCACCGTTTTCGCTTTCTTTTACGGATGCTAACAGCAACAAGGTATTTTTGGAGTTTAAGGACACCGATTTTGTACAATCATTCAACCCAAACCCGGCGACAACCGGCGATCCGCGGTATTATGCGGTATTTGACGTTGATAATTTTATTGTCGGTCCTACTCCCGACGCTGCAAGAGCAGTTGAGCTACATTATTTCTATAGACCGGCAAGTTTAACTGCTGGTGCTGGAAGCGGCACTACATGGCTGAGTGAAAACGCTCAAATGGCGATGCTGTACGGCAGTTTGGTAGAAGCGTACATATATATGAAGGGCGAACAGGATGTTATGGCCCATTATGAAAAAAGATTTGCTGAAGCGATGACAGGCATGAAGATGCTGGGTGAAAACAAAGAAGTCACCGATGATTATCGTACAGGTATGCTAGTGAGGCCGAAACAATGAGTTTTCCCGCACTAGATTTAGATTTAAACCCTGATTTCAAAGTGGAAGTACACACCACTCAAAATCGTGGTTTTACACCAGAGGAAATTGCAGAGCGTTGTGCTGATAAAATCATATCAATCAGTGATTCTGCAAACCCTGCAATACAGGCACAAGCACATGCCTTTCGTAAGCACATAGTTAAAGTTTTAGAATTTTATATGCGCGAAGCGATAAAAAGTGATAGAACCACCGTGTACAATGCGATTAAGGATTCTGGGAATCTGGAACTCGCGGAACTAATTAGGAGACTGTAAACATGGCTTTCAGCGGAAACTACATGTGTACATCGTTCAAGAAGGAGCTATTGTACGGTGTCCACGACTTTGATCTCGCCAACGGCGATACATTTAAAATTGCTCTGTACGACAACAGTGCGTCGTTTGATGCGGCTACTACCGCATACACTACCTCTAACGAGGTAAGCGGCACAGGGTATAGTGCGGGCGGAGGGGCGTTGACTAACGTTGACCCCACGTCATCTGGAACTACGGCTTTGACCGACTTCCAAGACGAAACTTTCTCTACGGCAACGATTACTGCACGTGGGGCGCTCATATATAATACAACTCCAAACACCACTTCTATATCGGTAACCAATCCGTCAGTTGTAGTGTTGGACTTCGGCTCGGATAAAACGTCCACCGCAGGTGACTTTACGATTGTTTTTCCAACTGCCGATGCAAGTAACGCCATTATTCGGATAGCGTAATGGCCGATGTTATCGTCCCAATAGGCGGCTGGGGTCGCTCTGGTTGGGGCGAGGGCCCGTGGTCACAAAGTGGTTTACCACAAGCTGCGGGTTCAGTAGGTTCTGTAACGGTCACGGCTGACGCCAACGCACCGGTTACTGGCCTGCAAGCGACTGGAAACGTCGGTAGTGTAACGATAGTTGCCGAAGCCAATGTTGCAGTCACGGGAGTTGCTGGTACAGGCCAAGTCGGCAGTGCTAGTGTAACGGCAGACGCCAATGTAAACGTCACAGGTGTGGCGGCTACAGGCCAAGTCGGTTCGGTTGCCATCACTGGCGATGCGAATGTCCCAGTTACCGGATTAGCCGGAACAGGAGCAGTAGGCTCCGTTACGGTTACCGCAGATGCAAACGTTAACGTTACGGGTGTGTCAGGAACAGGAGCAGTAGGCTCTGTAAGCGTCGAAGCTGGCGCAATTGTACCTGTCACAGGATTAGAGGCCACGGGGTCTGTTGGTTCCGTAACGATAGTTGCAAAAGCCAATGTATTCCCAACAGGTCTTGAAGCTACTGGTGTAGTAGGCACTGCCACGGTTAGTGGTAAGGGCAACGTACCAGTAACAGGCTTGTCTGCGACAGGCACCGTTGGATCAGTTTCGATAAGGACTGGTCAGACTATTAACGTCGGCGGAGTTAGCGGAACAGGTCAAGTAGGAAGTGTCACCGTAGAAAGTGACGCTATAGTAAATGTAATAGGAGTCAGCGCAACAGGTAGTGTTGGTAACGTACTGGTTTACTCAAACATTGTCCCGGATCAAAATCCGGGTTATAGTGAGATTAATGTTAACCAGTCGCCATCATGGTCGGAGGAAGAACCAGCCCAGAGCGCAAATTGGACGCAAATAGCAGCGTGAGGATAAATTAGATGCCAAGTACCTATACAGTTAACCTCGGTATTGAAAAACCGGCTACTGGTGAGCAGTCGGGTACATGGGGCGATACTACAAACGTCAATTTCGACATTCTGGACCAAGCAATCAACGGCGCAGAGCGTGTTACGCTTACTAGCGCGGGTTCCTCCGGTTCTCCAAATTCACTTCAAATCACTAACGGTGCGACCTCAGACGGGCGCAATAAGTGGTTAGAGTTTTACAGTTCTAGCGATTTGGGTGGCTCTGCTTATGTGCAGCTTGACCCAAATGACGCTGAAAAAATAGTTTTTGTAAGAAACAGTCTGGCAGGTAGTCAGTCTGTTATTCTTTTCCAAGGCACTTACAACGCTGCGCGTGACTTAGAAGTCCCTGCGGGGGTTGATATGGTGGTCAAGTTTGATGGTGGTGGCGCAAGTGCTGCTACTGTTACAGACGTTTTTACCAAATTACGTGCTACTGAAATCACCACGCCTACGCTTACTGCGGGTACAGCCGACATTAACGGCGGTACTGTTGACGGTGCGGTTATTGGCGGATCAAGTGCTGCTGCGATTACAGGTACTACTGTTACGGCAAACACTAGCCTTAATATTGCTGGTGACGGTGCAACAGTTACGGGCATCAAAGACGAAGACGACATGTCTTCAAACAGCCCGACTAAACTGGCTACTCAGCAATCTATTAAAGCTTACGTTGATTCACAGGTCGGCACGGTCGATACATGGGCCGAGGTTCTAGCTAATGGAGCTACGTCTGGATCAACCAACCCAGAGGTGACTGCGGGGCAGGCACTCAAAACCAATACGATTAATGAAACGTCTGCGGGCAGTGGTGTCACAATTGACAGTGTTTTGTTAAAAGATGACGTAGTTAACGCTACAGACATCGAAACAAGCACTATTTCTGCTAATGATGGCACGGCAGCGGCTACTATTGCTAACAGCACCGGTAATTTTACGATTACCAACTTAATCTCCGGGTCTGTTGATATTAATGGCGGTTCTATTGACGGAACTAACATAGGTGCAAGTAGTCCCGGAACTGGGGCGTTTACCACTATCACCGGCTCTGGTGACATGGCTATTGATACAGACACCTTGTTTGTCGATGTTTCTGCGTCAAAAGTTGGCATCAACGAAGATCAGCCTGATGAAGCACTTGTTGTAAAAGCGGCTCTATACTCCGCCAGTATTGAAGGTGGTATTGCGGTTCAAGCAGGGGACCACGCGTCTAACCACTGGAAGTCAGCATTTAAAATAAAATCTGGTAGTGATGGTACTCCGCGCACGACGATTGACGCTACGACTGGCGCTCCAGATGGAACAACGTTTGAAGCAATGTCTATCTTTAACGCCGGAGTTGTGTTCAACGAAGACAGTGCCGATAGAGATTTTCGCGTTGAATCTAACGACAACACTCATATGCTGTTTGTTGATGCAGGTAGTAATCAAGTAATTATTGGTCACGGCACAGCAATCGGTTCAGCCCTGTTTGCTCAAAGATTTAGCAGTGCTACTGGTTATACCACAACCAACGACACTCGTTATGCGACTGGTAAGCAAGTCATTTACAACGAAAGCAACACAACAACCACATTTGCTGGAATTACGCTTTTAACTGGCTCTACGTCTGGCGGCACGGTTGAACTAAATGCAATACGACATGGCACGGCGCTACGCTCTGACTTTGCAATTAAAACACGCAATGCAGATGGTAATTCTAGTGAAAAGCTAAGACTTACAGGACACGATGGACATTTGGGAATTGGTGTTGAGGCTCCCCTCGCACCGTTATCTATAAATAAAACGCCTAATACGAGCTACGGCGTTGCCAACTTTGCCGTTCCTAGTGGCAACCCAACATGGGTAACACTCAACCGTGACGGTTCGCAAGATGGCGGCTTTAAGATTCAAAGAAGCACTACTGCGGATATGCGCCTGTTTGTTAATAGCGACGAGGCTACGGTATTAAACTACAACGGCGGTAATACCGGCGACAGCTTCCAAATTATTCAAGGCGCAGGCTCGGGCGCATTGGTTGCGACTTTTGATAGCGGCAATAACATTATCTTTAACGATAACAGCGGCGACCAAGACTTCCGCGTTGAGTCTGACACCAACAGCCATATGCTGTTTGTTGATGCAAGTACCAATCGTATCGGTATAGGTTCTTCATCACCGAATAAAAATATTGAAATTCTAGCGGCAAATCCAACGCTCCGGTTT